TGGTGTTTTACTCTTAACAATTATACTGATGTTGAATATTATTATATAGATACAATAGAACCACCTGATGTTCAGTATATTATTGTCGCAAAGGAAGTTGGTGAGTCAGGGACTCCACACTTACAAGGTTATGTTTATTTTTCAAATGCTAAATCAATGTCAGCAGTTAAAAAGATATTAGGAGATAGACTACATCTTGAATGTGCTATGGGGACACCTCAACAAGCAAGTGAATACTGTAAGAAAGATGAGGATTATTATGAGAAAGGTGAGTTGCCTGTGAAACAGGGTAAGCGAACGGATCTAGACGACATAAGAGATATATTGAAGACTACAAATAAGATGTGTGATGTTGTTATGGTAGCAAAGTCTTATCAATCAGTAAAAATGGCGGAACAAATATTAAAGTATCACGAGAAACCTAGAACAGAAAAACCACATGTAGAATGGTATTATGGACCTACAGGGACAGGTAAATCTAAGTCCGCTTATGAAAATTTAGGAACAGATTGTTATACATGTTTATCTACGGGTAGATGGTTTGATGGTTATGATGGACATGAAAAGGTATTAATAGATGATATGAGAAAGGATTTTATGAAGTTCCATGAGTTATTGAGATTATTAGATAGATACGCTATGAGAGTAGAGTGTAAAGGTGGAACTAGACAATTTGTAGCAAAGCATATTATCATCACATCATGCTACCACCCAAAGGAAATGTTTGATACTCGTGAAGATGTACAACAATTATTAAGAAGAATCGATAATATTAAGGAATTTAATTATGCTGACAATCCGGATTTGTAAGTCTGTGCGGATTGTTAGGAGCGGCGAGTCCGCCTTAGGACTCGTCTTGCCTCGCCGATTCTTAGAATCCGTGCGGACTTTCCTGTGCGGATGTTTTGGCGCCGGTGCGGTTCAAATAAAAAATTTATTATCTTTAGGAATATATATGGCGAAGTTTGTTAAACGAAGAATTACGAGACGCCCTCGTAAGTATGCTAGAAAACCTAAGCGTGATGCTAAGAAAGTTCCAAAGGCAACTAAGAGATACATTAGCAGAGTTATCCATAGTAATCTTGAGAATAAGCGTATGACAACAGAATTTACAAAGAATTTGTTTAATATAGCGGGTGGTCTTACTGGATTTTTACCAAATAATATTATTCCGTTATGTCCTAACAGTCTTACTGGAGGTATTTATACAATTACACAAGGTGTAGGTCAACAGCAGAGGGTTTCTAACTCAATAAGTGTTCGCAAAGCATATTTGCGAGGAGTGCTGCTTCCCGCTCAATATAATGCTATCAGCAATCCAACGCCTACTCCTACTGATGTTAAAATGTGGATTTTTAGTTTAAAGCGTAATGTTTTACAACAATCGTGTGCTGATGTATATAACACGTTGAATGCTACTTTTTTTGCTAATGGCAATACTAGTATAGGTTTATTAGGTAATTTATATGATACAATTACACCTAATAATAAGGAAGTTGTTAATTTACATTATACAAGGACTTTTAAAATAGCATATGCTTCATATGCTGGTATGACTGGAGGATCTAGTGCTACAGATGCTAAGACTAATAATGATTATAAATATCATCAAAAGATGACTCTTGATATTACAAGATGGTTGCCCAAAAAAATGTTTTTTAATGATACAGATTCAGGAACAACATCTAAACAAGTTTATTGTGTTTTTGAACCTATTTATGCTAATGGCGCAGCACATACTGCTGCTACTTCTAGTTGTGGATTTATTGGAGGAATAGATTTACACTATGAAGATTCTTAAACTAAAATATATATATTAATGAAATTAATACTTAAAAGGATATTATATAGTAATATAATACCCTTAAATAAGAGTATCCGTTGGATAATACTCCCCAACGGTGAAATGAAATATAGGGAACCGAATTGATTTGTCGGGGTCAGTATTACCCCCGACTTTTGTGTAATTACTTTTGTGTAATTTAGCAAAAATGTTTTTTATTCGTTAAATTTATGTTTTTTTAATATTTGTGTAATTTATAAATGGCGAAACGAAGTCGCGATTGGTGTTTTACTCTTAACAATTATACTGATGTTGAATATTATTATATAGATACAATAGAACCACCTGATGTTCAGTATATTATTGTCGCAAAGGAAGTTGGTGAGTCAGGGACTCCACACTTA